TCGAACCAATGGCGGCACTTGCCGCATCATATGTGGTGGACAGTGACAGCGCCAGCCCGCCCTGTGTGCGTTGCAGCAGGGGGCCATTATAGCCCCGGGCGGCCAGTTTCGCCTGATAACGCGGCGTCAGCGGTGACCACGGCTGCCCGGTCGTTGGGTCAGCCTGATTGGCAAAGGCGTCTTCCGACTCACTGGCCAGTACTGCGGCCACGGCGCGGGTAATGGGGGTGGTATCCGTCCCCAGCTGCATCACGCGCTGAAAGGCCTGTTGAATCTCCCGGTCATCAAACCGGACATCCAGTCTCATAAAGTCCCCTCCAAAAGTTCATAACGCCCGTTTTGCAGTCCGGTACGCAAGGTGGCCAGCGGGATAGCATCAACCTGAACCGCACCGCCTGTCAGGTGTTCCACCGGGCTATGCTGGACAGGCACCGTGACCACGGTCCGGCCTGCCTCGCGTTCAGCCGCACTGATATATAATAACTGCCGGCTGTCCTTGTCCAGCATCACCGCCGCAGGCTGGCCGATAATGGCCGGCAGTGACTGGTATTCCGCCATCGCCAGACCGGGTTTCAGGGTGGTTTCATTGACGGTCAATACCCGGGGTGCCGACTGGCCTAACCGCTGTTCAATGGCCAGCGCGATGCCATCAGTGACGAACCCCGGCGATTGCTGGCCTTTGCTGGCCTGGCGGCTCGTCATCACCTGCCCGACCCAGTGGGCAAAGGCGTGTTGCCGGACGGGGGCATTATTCAGGGACTGGATCACCTGCTGACGCAGTTCACGGTTCTGCAATTCGAGCAGTTTGCGCGCCAGGCTGACATCGGCTCCCATGGCCAGTTGCCCGGCGTTGTTTGACCAGCCCGCGCCGGTGGTCATTGTCTGGCTGCCGCGCTTAAACGTGGTGGTTTCTGCCTCATACACCTCACCGGTGCGCTTATCCACCCCGGTTGCCACCTGCTGACTGCTGACAGAGCCGGTACTCGATTCTACTGTCAGCCCCATACGCTTGACCTGTTCGGCGGTCAGGGCGCGGACACGGCAGCGACATCCCCAGTCATTCGGGGGATAGAGTTTATCCCAGATAGGATCATCAAAACGGAACACGCGGCCATGCATGGTTGCATGGCTTTTGCGCGTTCTGCCGTCCATGACAGCGATATACTGCCAGTACGGGTGCGTATCGGTACTGGCAAGCTGCTGCTGATAGCGCCCGGCCTGATAGGCCGTCGCCACATTGGTACGGTAAATGGTTGCCAGCCGGGACGGGCTGCCCAGCTGAACCTGTTCAGCATTGCCGTCACCGTCAACAATGATCTGTTTTCCCCACCATCCTTGCTCTTGCAGCCGGGGTGTCAGGGTATGAATAAACTGGCGTTCGGTGATACCTTCGCTATTAGCCTTATCCACTTGTTCCCGCAACGTGGTCAAAATATCCAGCCGGGCCGCTTTGGCAACGGTAAACGCCCGGGCATGGACAGCCGCATCTGCCTCCTGCCAGTTCCAGGTGATGTCATAGCCCTTGGCACGGAAATAATCGACCGCCAGCCGGGGTTCCAGCTTGGCGGCGTAACCTAAATCAATCTGTCCCGGCTTATTGGCTGGCGGCATTCAATCGTCCCCACAGTTCGGCGACAAACATTGCCCGGTGTAACATATCGGCCAGCTGGCCATCATCCATGCCGGCATAGAGTTCGGCCGCCGTTTGCTGTGCCGCAGCATAGCCGCCGGTTTCCAGTGCCTCAATCAATGGCGTGAGCAACGGATCAACCGCCGATTGCCATTCCTGCCCGGTGACGGCTCCCGGCATGGTATTGACAGAGACCGCGCCCGTGTCTGCCGACAAGACCGCGTCAGGCCGGGCACTTAACATGGCGGCAGAGAAATCCGGTGCAGGCGGTGGCGCAGATTTCAGGCAGTCTTCATCATCGGCAGCCATCGGAATTTGCAGCTTGTCATGCGCCCACTGCACCGGGATTTTCATGCCCATGCTGACCAGTTGTGGCAGCGCCGCCGCATAGGCGGTGACGTCCTCCGGTTCAGACAAGTCAAACTCAAACACCGGCTTGCGGCGCTGATTATCAAACGACTGACAATTCAGGGCATACAAAGGAAAGACCAGATCCCGGGTCAGGGTGGCGGCCAGCTGGGTGGCATCACTGTTGCGCACCTCAAAGCGGACTTCATTATGCACATTGCCCAGCGCGTTGGTGCTGGTTGCACCGTCAGCCTGACTGGTCAGTGTGCCGCCCAGAATGGCCTTTGACATACTCAATTCCGCCCACGACATCATGCCCATAAACGGATCGGCGGTGCCGTCCGCGGCGTTCTTGAAGTCAATCATCATGGAGCGGGGAATAATGCCGCCCGCATTATGGCCGATGGACATCACGGCATTGAGCAGGGTGCGTTTCTCATTATCCGTGGCCCCGGCCGGGTATTGCCCGACCCGGATCGGCAGCCCGTAGATTTCCAGAAATTCCGCCAGATCACGCACCGAGTAGTTTTTGAAGATAAACGGCCAGACCAGCGTGCGGATAAGGCCGGTACGCGCCAGATAGCCCGATTTGGATTTGGCCACATGTTGTATCCAGCCGAACGGTTGCAGTTCCGCCCCGGCGGCGGTGCCATCCCGCAGGCGCAATGTGTTGCGCTCACCCTGTGGCGTCTGGAACCACGCCGGATCACGCCAGTCCACCGAGCGCGGGATAATCAGATCACCGACGGTTTCCCATTCGATTTCCTGACACGAAAAACCTTTTAAGATGGCATCGGTGGCATCAAAGAGGCAATCCGGCAGCCAGTCCACATCCCGCAGGATTTCGGTCAGCAGTTCCGCATCGTGGATTTCTTCCCGGCTGGCGTTTGACGGCGGGGTGATTTTCCAGTCCAGCGACTGGAGGGCACGGCGGCGCTTGCCCAGTTCCGATTGCAAGTGCGCGTCCCGCTCTTCCATATCTTCCGCCAGTTCGCATTGTGACAGCAGTTGCCCGCGTTCGGCATCAATCAGGATCTCCGCCGCCCGCGCAGGGGTCAGGCCGCTGACCGGATGATCGCCATAATAGCGGTGCAGCTGGGAAATACGGGATTCGTCCTCCGTCTGCCTGTCCGGTTTAAACCAGAAACGACGCCCCACGGCATCAACCAGTCGGTTAAGTATTTTCACCAGCACCCCCGTTCAAAATTCGGTAAATCATCGTCATCATTGGCAGCCCGTTTATCCGGCAGCGGAATAAATTCAATCAGCTGGCCATCCATATAGGTGGCCCGGGTAAACATCAGGTACGCGCCCGCACTGTCGCCGTGGCGTTTTTTCCCGTCAGCGCCTTTACGGCGGTTTTTATCGATTTTTGGCACACCGCGAATGTTCTGCATCTGGCGTTGGTCAGCAATGATGTCTTCATCTTTCGGAATAGAGATATCATGGGATTCATACAGCGCCTTGTATTTCGGAGACCACTCACGATAAAAATTATCGGTAATGTGAATGGCATCGACCATATCCTCGCCATAACGAAGCAATAGCGCTTCCCCCAAATAACCGCCGTTCCCGGTGGCATCAACCGCAACCCCGACCAAACGAGGTAAGGCATCAATCACAGCCAGCGCAATTTGGCGCTGTTGGTTGTAAGGCACATTGTGCATCTCAGTCGTCAGCTTCAGTACGCGACGGGTGTCTTGCCCGACACTGCCGACACCGATAACCGACAAGTCACCGTGACGCGCAAAGTCCTGCCCATACGCATGGCGCGTATCAGGATCAAACTGGTTAATGATGGGATAAAGCTCTTCCGCAATAAAAGTATCAACCGTGCTCACACGCTCGTCTTCTGTCCATGTCATGTGGCCTTTAGGCATACTGAAACGAACAACAAGGCAATTTTCATCAGTAGCACGGTCAATCAACACACGCGGAATATACGCACCTGAACCCTGTTTAGGGACACAATAATATTCTTCTAACGCATCATCTTCAGTTGCGGTGTCTTTTAACAGATTGGCCTTCCACTCATCCTCTTTGGCTTGTGACCATGCTTGGCGTCGAACCTGACAAATACGACGATATAACCCATCATCACAAGCGTCATCTAAGGTAATAGTATGGATAGAGTAGCGCTTGCGTCCGGCGCGGGAATCCTGGATCAATTCATTGAACAGGTTCTCATTGCCGTTATGAGTGGAAATAATGCGGACTTTGGCCCCCCACATGGTCAGTGCCAGCGCCGCTTTCAGCACTTCGGCCAGCTTCTCATGAAACGCCGCTTCATCAATGGTGACGTTGCCCTGCATCCCGCGCAGGTTCTTAGGGTTACTGGACAGAGCCTGCACTTTAAACCCGCTGCTGAAGTAGATAACAAAGGTCAGAATGTCCTTATCTTCATCGGCGAAAACTTCTTCCCCTACTTCGCCCGCGGCCAGCCCGTAGGCTTTGGCCCACATGGCGGCAGCGTCGATAAATTCCCGCGCCATTTCTTTATTGGAGCCGAGATAGAAATGATGGGTACCGCCTGCTTCACGCGACAGCGCCGCCGTCAGCGAGGCATCGGCGGCTTCCGCCCAGGTCAGCCCGGTCCGGCGGGATTTTTCAGCAATCTTCAGTACCGCGTCATCGGCTATCCAGCGCCGCTGGTAGCCCAGTAAGACTGCATTCGGATCGAACGTCGCATCATGGGCGGCGTTGATGATAAATTCGGTGGCGGGGTTCTGTTGCATCAGGCGATCCCCAGTATCTGACGGCGGATATCTGCCGCCGCTTCCGTTGTCAGCCCGGCCTGTCTGACGATTTTCTCTGCCTGCTCGGCCGCTTCCGCCGCAAAGGCGGCGCGGATTTCTTTTTCGCGTTTGGTGCTGGTCATGGCGGCCTGCTCAATGCGGGCGGCGACCAGCGCCAGCTGGGATAACGCCTTGGGTTCGACAACATCCTCACTTTCCGCCAGCTTCATACTGGTTTCAAAGGCCAGTGACTTCACGAATTCCTGGAGCAGTTTACCCACATCGGAGGTGGGCGCAGACCCCAGACGGGATACCCAGACATCGGCAATTTCACGCCCCTCACGAATGCGGGCACCGAGCGTTTCCATGCGGGACGCATAACGGTTCAGGCCGGTGCGGGAGATTTTGAGGTCATCCGGCAAGCCGGCACTGTCAATCAGGTCATTAACGGCGGCACGGATATCGGCTTGCGTATGACGTTTGTCACGCAGCAACTGATGCAGTTCGTCACGGATGGACACAGGCAACAGATCAATTTTTGAGGGACGGCCACGGGTGCGTTTATCAGTCATCGTTTACCCCCGTGGGCGCGGACGTTTGACGCCAGGCACCTGACTGCGGCCGTCGGCAACATCAGCCCCGCGCCCGGTCAGGGTGGCGACCAGACACCCGGCCACATTGTTCAGGGAAACCAGCCCTTGTTCTTCCAGCCAGAACAGGTGCGAGCGCACCACGTCACGGCTGATACGGTGACCGTAGGCATCCAGACAGGTCTGTAACACCGATTCATTGGCATCACCGCCACACTCGGCCAGCGAACGCAGCAGCACCAGCCGCTGGTCAGCATTTAAGATTTCACGCATGGCTGACATTAGCTTTTTTCCTTGAGTTCGTTTTGTAATAACAGATCACTCAGATGACGTAATTGACGTAATTCCGGTTGTAGCGCACTGAGGTCACCGCGCAGGTTGGCAATGTCCAGTTGCAGGGTGTGCAGTTCCTGACGGTTTGGGAGCGTCGATAATGAAATTTCTAACTGATGAACCTGCATTTTAAGCCCTTCCATCTCATCCCGTTTGGCGTAGGTTTTACTGAGCAGCACCAGAATGACGTTAAACGCCGTGGTGGCCGCTGCCCAGACCATCGCCCAGTTTTCTCTAAGCACGTCCAGCATATTTCTCCCTGTGTTCGATATGTTCCTGACACCCGATGCACCGTTCAAAGGCCGGATTGATCGCCAGCCGGGCGGGGTCAATGGCAGTACCACAGTCAAAGCACGTCCCATCCCCGGCCTGTGCCGTGCGCTGTAAATGCGCGGCCAGCGCCTGTTCACGGTGCCATTGTTCCAGCGCGCACGCCTTATCGATCAGCCTGCTCATGGTGTCGTGCCTGTTGCTGTGCCGCCCAGGTCTGAATGGCCCGTAACCTGTGGGCCAGTGCCTGACTCCACTGACCGTACTGGCTGGCAT